CACCGAATATCCTGCCGATACTGCCGGTCATTGACGATACAATGTTTGCCATTGCCGCTCGCATTTGCACCTTGATAATATCAGCAATCATTTCGTTGCAGAGCGACCTGAAATCAATTTTGCCAGTCATTACCATTTCTGAAATAGCGTCGCTCATTCTGTTTAAGTTGCTTACAGCAACATCGCCCATATTGCTCCAGACATTTGTTGAGTCGGAAACCCAGTCGTCAATTTTCTGATTAAATGCACCAACGCCTCTTTGTGCCTGCTGGACTTCAATCAACTTTTGGCGATACCTTTCAACTGCCTGTATGCTTTCCTCTGTACCTTTTCCGTAGGCTTCATCGGCCTGCTTTTGAAAATCCATAAGCTGTATAGCACGCTCTCGCTCATCATTACTTTTACCGATTAAAGAGCGTTCAAATTCAAGCGTCTGGAAAGAATCGTTAATGCTTTGAGTTGCCTCGGTTCTTTTTCTCTTCTCATTTTCCTCTGCCGCTGCCGCTTTTTCTTTAGTTTTTGCCATCTCATCTTCTGCTATCTTCGCATCTTTCAGTCCTTGCAGTTTCCAAGACATTGTTTGAAGATTTACTATGTCCTGCTGTGATGTTTTAGATAAATCTAAATTATATATAGCAATTTGTTCGGATGTCATACCAAACGTCGCTATTTGTTCTTTTAATGCTGCCGTAACATCGCGTATCGGTTTAGCGTCAATATCGGCTATGGCAGTATCTCGCCATTTAATGTTAGCATTACGCTCGGTACTTATTTGCAACATTCCCTCTGGTTTGAGTTGTGATTTTAAATCTGCAATTTCACCTTTATTTATCATTGCTCCAAATTCAGTTGCACTAAGACGGTTTATTCTCTCCTGAATTTTTCCATTTTCTTTCTTAGCTTCATTTATCTCTCTCTCTCTGACTATTATTTTATCCAAAGTGGCCTGATATTCATTTTCAATATTTTCTTTGGCCTGTTCGGCAGGTGATTTGGTAAGCAAAGACATCTTTGATGTTATTTCAGTACGAATGTTCTGCGTATCATTAATAAAATTGGTCATATTTTTTAGATTCTCTGCTGATTTTTCGACCAATTCATTAACACCCGAAAGTTCTAAAAACATTTCTCGGAGTGATTTAATAGCCCTGCCAAATATGGGAATAGAATCCGTCCAAGCGTTGGCATAATCTTCGACTGTTTTATCACTTTCTCTAAATTGCTTATGAGCGGCGGTTATAGTGTCCGCAATTCTTGACACCGCAAAGGCCGCCGCCCCTGCAAGCGTTGCTCTGCCGGCAAAACTTTGTGCAAAGGTTTTTAATGAGGACTTAGTATAACTTTGCTCTATCTGCAAACGTTTGGCATTCTCTGTCTCGGTTATTAGCGTGAGCATTGATTCGTTATTTTTCCAAGTACCTTTTAAACTGGAATAATAATCCGCATTATCGTTGAGTGCTATTTCTCGGTAAGAATGCGTTGAAACATATAACTGCCTCTCTAAGTCTATACGCTGTGCATATTGAGCCTTTACTTGCGATGTAAAAGAATTGTCAGTGCCGGTCATTTTGAATGATTGAGCAATGGCCTGTTGCGTTTCGGTTACTTGTTTCGTAATTCCGGCAGCGTCATTTTTAATTTGCTGAGCGGCACTACTAAATCTATTAGCACCGATTATCGCTCCGCTCGCATCTATTCCCATTTGTAGTGTTGGCATTATTTACCCTTTTTCTTTTTAGCTTCTTGTTCCTGCTTCTGTTTATTAGAAGCCCATTTGAGCCACTCATTGTCCATCGTCAAAATCAGTTCATAAAATTCTAAATCTTCAATCTTGCGAAATTTCAAATACGCTAAAATATCAGACGTTCTTAGCGGGCTTATACCAAACCCGCTTTGACGTCCACTGTGTAACTGATTAAATGCCTGCCATACCGGAACAAGGTCGTCGAAAAGCTCCGGCCTGTTTTCAAGTGCCGGTACTCGTTTCCCTTTTTCTACAATCTTTTCAAGTTTTCTGGCATATTCGCCCCATTCCAACTGCCATCGCAGGCATTCAATTAGTTTTTTACTGATTCCGTTTTTACTTCCTGACTGAAAAGGTCATAGTCATAGGCTTTGCCCATAACAAAATCATTCAATCGTACATAAGCCGGATTTTTGAGAAACTCCAAAGCCTTTTCAGAACTGTATGGAATTTCGTTTCCGCTTTCATCTTCGATATTTTTCCAGTCAACAAGAATACACTTCGCGGCGGCCTGCATATTTAGACTAAGTCGAGTTTCCATATCAAGCGTTGCCGTTCTTATCTGCCGCAAATATGGTTGCTCCAATTTTTCCAGTTGCTTTGTGTACGCCGGATTATTCGCACGAGCGATTTTTAATTCAATACCAGCAAAGAACGGACACCATATACCGTCAATACTTTTCTGAACATCAATAGCGATTGAACTTAATTTTGCCATTTTAACGCTCCTTTATAAAATATGTTTTAATGCCTCTTTTCTTGCCGTAGTGGGCGGGCCTCATAAACCCGCCCCCGAACCACAGCTATTTCAGAAAGGAGGCTAAACGAAAAATCTAAGCAGCAAATTTCGCAATTCTGATTGTTATAAGCTCCGTGGCGTGCATGTAAGCCGTGAACTTCATATCGGCTATGCAGTCTTGACTTTGGCCGCCCGCAACACGCTGGCCGTCTGCGTACTTTACGGCAGGTAAGTCAACGACATAGGCATTGCCCGCAGTATCGGTAACAATAAATGCCAGCGACGAAGCAGTTGAATTTAGATACTTATCCATCAATGTGGCCGTTGCGAAATATGCCTTGAGTGTGCCTGTAAGATTTAACGCACCTTTGCCGAGTTCAAGCGTGTTTCCGCCATTGCCGAGAATCAGTCTTGTCCGCAGATTATTAGCCAAAGCAAGTGAAAATTCTGTTGCGTCGAAATCTGCCTGATTTTCAAGTATCGAATAAACATTATCGACGGCAGCCATTACTTCAGTAGTTGTCGCGACATCGTATCCGGCGGCGACAGAGGCGGCAGCAGATACTTCGTTCGCTCCCATAAATGTAAAGCCGCCAGTTATCATCGCTTCTGGCGAAGTAGTAAGCGACATACCATCAACACACATGCCCTTTAATAGCGAGAAAATATCGGTAAGGTCTGTATATTTTTTCTCAATATTAAATGATGGGCAGAGAACGCCGTTCTTGATTTGCGAAGCCAGCTTAACGATTACCGTATCGCCTGCGGATTCTGTGGCTATCGTTATTCCAGAAAGCGTCAAGATGTTGTTTTCTGTTGTCGGTGTGTCGGAATGCGTAACGCTTACGATTTTTGCATAGCCATTATTTCTGGTAGTTGTAAAGCCTGATATTTTTACCCAGGCCCCGACCGGCCAGTCCTTGAACGCATCATCGGTCGCGCTCTGGATTTTATTGCCAGTTTGTATGGCCTGAATGTTAGTACCCGTTACGCTGTCGGCTGCTGTCCAGTCCGCATCGGCCATAAGAGCCGCTTTCAACAGGTCGTCATAAGTGCCATAGCTCAGCTCGAAGTTGATACCGCCCGATGCTGAAATCTTTGTCCGTTTCGCACCGGAAATCTGCCGGTCGCTGCGAATTTCTTTGCTTGTTTCCGACGCTGTATCTTGCTTCAAAGATTCGCCGGTATGCCGTAATATTTTCAAATTACCTACGGTTACGGCCACGCCGAAGGTTTCCTCTGCTGCAATTGCTATTTGTACTAAATTGCTGTCACTCATTTTATTGCTCCTTAATTATTAGGCAAAGTTATCAAATCTAAAAGGACAAATCACGTTGACTTGCCATTCGCTTTCTACTCTGCCGATTGATTTTACTGACGGCGTTAAGAATTTTACGCCGGTATATGTTACTCTGCGAAAAGCCGCCTTGATTAAATCCGCCATTACCCTGGCTGCTTTATCGCCGATTCCTACAGGTGAAAATACCTGAGCTATCATTACGCCAACCGTCCGGTCTGTATTGCCTGTTGCCCCGCCGATGCTGGCTTGAAAGGTATCACCTTCTTTAATTGTAAGCCGGCACCATGTAACGTTCTCAGGCTTTGCCAAGTCCTGATTGTCATACTGGACGGTCCAGCCATGTGTTGTCGCCAGTGCCGCAAATTGCGTTCTTATCGTATTTGCCGTTGTTTCGTGCGTCATTCAACTATACCTTCAAACATCATCCTTAGTTCTTCAACTGTTATTGCCAACATTCCTGCCGGGGCCTGTTTGCTGCTTCCATCTTCCAAAAATTCAATATAATCAACATTATTTGAAATCCAAACGATACTGTAAGGCGGCAATCCGGTTAAGGCTGCTATACCTTTTGTAATTGTTGCCCCTCCGTCTTTGTCTAATACTTCAAGCTGGCCTTCCGCAGCCGCGTCAATGGTTGCCTGCCAGTTACCTCTTGCCCTGCCTGTTTTAACCGGCGTTTTTTCAACAAGTCTTTTCAGAGCTTCAAGAACAATCTTTGCCTGCAAAGCAACGACCTTATCCGGTATCGTTTTTGTAAAGGCGTCGATTTCGCTATTAAATTCTTTTAGGTTATCGCCCATTATCTTCTCAACTGTAATAAAAATAAGGCTAT